GTGATCCATCTGCCATGACTCCATTGCTGGTCATCTCTACAAGCTCAGGCTGTAGCCTCATCACATGATCGTAGAAGAACGAAGCCAAGCCATGCTCGGCCAGCTCCATGTCCATCTTCTCATAGGCAATGCGTGTGATGCAGCAGTCCTTGCCATTGTAATCCCAGAAGGCATCTATGTCACCCTCCTCCTTCCACAACTGGCCCTCATCCTTGTAGTAGGGATGGTCAGTATACTGCGCTGTGATAAAGCCAAGATCATGTGGCAATGGTGGGTATAGTGTATGGTGTGCAAGCATCGTGTCGAAGTAGTGAGCGTGGCAACGTATGCGATCCTTGAACCACAGCCAAGACGCATCGTAATGCCCGTTCTGCGTGACAAAACGCAGCCTCTCATCGTCCAATACGTCATGAATGGCGAGGCGGACACTCCGCTCCTGGGCCAGCGTGTAGTGGTTCCGTCCCTGCGAACGGAAGTTAATACATATGGCCTCGCTGTTTGAAGGCGCGAAACCAACACATGCTGTCTCAGAAGCCATTGTCTCAATGTCATAGGCGATTGGCTCCTTAACAGTATGGAGCCAACGCAGACAGTCCATCGTCTCGTTGAAGGATGGGTTGATGAGAGTTGATATGCGTGGAACACTGAACTCCCCTCTACGCAGACGTGCCAACTTGTCTAGATCGAACCTGAACACTATCTCCATACGTGGTTCACGCATCACATGGGCTGGATTGTAGGTTGCCAAGACCTGCACTCTCTTGTCGCCAAGACTAATGGGAAATACCGATCCCCGAGCTTGAGTGATTGCCTCGTATCCAACCAGTGCCTGGAGTGCAAAGCTTCCCAACGCAACAACATACTGCAAGTTGGGCAGTCGGCTGAGTTCTTGCCAAAGTATATGACGCCACTGCACGCGCTCTTGCTTGGTGAGTGTGATCTTGCCTTGCTTGTCTGTGATGGCATGTCCTTCTGCTGCTGACACGAGCTTACGCTTGCACACGTTGGTGATGTAGACATCGTTGCGTGTGATGCGGTCAGTGCGGAGCCGATCCCATAGGTACTTTCCTGAGCCGCCAATAAGAGGCTGCTTGAGTGCAACCTCTCTGTCTCCAGGAGCTTCAGCCACGATTGCAATTGTAGCGTCCAGACGGCCAGCGCAACCACAGTCGAACACAAGGCCACTAGCACTGACCACAGCATAAAGTTCACTGTTCATCTCCTTGATGTTGGCAACCGGAGCTATCATCATCCTGCGAACCTCGTTGACTTGGCCAAGCTATGTGGATCACAGAACACTGTGCAATGCTCACGTGCCCTGGTGACGGCTGTGTAGAAGTTGCGACGTGACTGGCCCCACAGTGTAGACTTGTTCAGCACGTAGCACACGTGCTTGACTTCACTGCCCTGCATCTTATGTGTCGTCACCACATAGGCCAAGTCGATGTTGCGTCGTGGGTCTTGCTCCTGCACCACACCATTGTCTTTGACCACGATCATCACAGGAGGAATGACCACAGTGCGATCGTTGAAGTCGATCTCTACACTGCCCTCCATGAAGTCGATGTTCTGCACTATGCCTGTCTCACCATTGAATGCATAGGCAGTGCCTGTGCCATCCAAGTCATACGAGTTGGCTGTGTAGACTACCTTGCTACCTACTTGAATGCGAATAGGTGGCATGTCTTTGCCTGCTATCTTGTAGCGTGGCAGTTCAAGGAATGGCCTCTCACGTTGCCAGAACATGGACTGGATGATCAGGTTCAGACGCTGAGTGCCAATCCATGACTTGTTCATGCAGGTGACGATTTGGTGGTCTGTATCAGCGTAGCTATGTCCTGCCGCACTGGACAGTTCAATGAACTCTTGCACTGCACGAACAGGTTGGTCCGTTTGCCTGAGCTTGAAGTCTTCAGTGACCCTAGGCATCCTTCCAAGCAAGATGAGTGCTGCGTTCGAAGCAATGCCCGAGCCTGCGTCATGCCTGTGGATGGTATCCAGAGTGATACCACCAAACCGTGCGAGCGCGTTCTGAAAGGCTGAGGGCTGCGTGTCAAGGCGATGATCCTCTTCAATGGGCTTCAACTGGTTGACATCACCGAACATGCAGATGCGTGCGCCACCCTTCAGTGCATCTATCAGGTTGCGATTGATCTCTTGGTTCACCATCGCATACTCATCACACAGGATGGTGTCGTATGGCAGTGGGTTGCCTACCTTGAAGCGTGGACCAGTGGACACTGAGATGATCTTCTTGTCACCTGTCCTGTCGTCATCCACTTCGATCTCACGAGGCATGCCATAGCCAAGCAGTCGATGGTTGGTCATTGCATACAGACCAGTCGCTTCCTGTATTCGCTTCGAAGCCTTACCAGTCGGCGCACATGCTTGCACAGTGTAGCCTGCTGCTTCTAGGTTGTGTGCTACCTGTCGCAGCAGCAGTGTCTTACCAGTGCCAGCCTTGCCTGTGACTGCTACGATGCGCTTGCTTGTGTCACAGCATGCGTCAATGGCTTGTTGTTGTAACTCATCCCATTCGATAGGCACATTCGTAGGCAAGCCAGGGAACAGTTGTGTAAGGTCTTGTTCCGACATGTGCAGTTCCTAATGTGAGTACGGGATGTGAAAGAGAAAGGGCCGTATCGCTCCCACGCTACGGCCCTTCCCTTCAACCTACATGTGTCCTTGCAAGGTCAGTCCTTTGGCTTGTTAGGCGAGCCAGCCCTAGAGCCACCTGGGACGATCACACGCAGGTAGAAGGCGTTGGGATGATCCCCTGCCTCGACCAGTTCCAGCACCTTGTCAGCCTCACGATGCACGCCAATCACCTTCATGCGGCGCTTGTCGAACTGCTGTGGCTGGCCCTGTTCGTCTGTGACCTGCACTACGATGTAGGCAGGACGCGGCGCAGACGGCGAACGAGAACGCTTCGGCTTGGCCTGCTCACCGTTTGCCTGTGGTGTCGGTGCGCCGGGACGCACTTGGGTAGTTGCAGACATGATACCTCCTGATTGGTTGGGCCTATAACTCATAGAGTGTAGCATGTGCGGCTACAGATTGCAACCGCACATGCATGATTATTACGGATCGAGCAGCTTAGAAATCGACGCGCGCTGTTCGCCTTCGTACTCCTGATGGACGACTTCGATGTTCGCCCACAGACCAATCAGCGCATTGCAGTCGATCTCCATTGACAATGGACCACCAAGCCGCTCCATAGCACGACGAATGAGGTAGCGATTGCGTGGCTTGTCTTCAGTCGGTATGCGATTGTAGTACAACACTGTGCCATCCGGATCACCATCTGGGAAGTCAGCAGGATACTCTTCTGCTGGGATGCGGAACTGCAAGTTCAGGTAGTTGACACCTGATGATGCAGCCGGACGGATGGATGCACCGATGACCTCTGCCTTGTATTGGCGTGCAGGCAATGGAGGCGGGGCCTCAGCCGAGGCGATGTCCTGGCTGAAGCGCATGATCGAGCTTGAACCGCTCATGGTGGTTGATCTCCTAGGGGTGATGGGCCATATGTCTGTGGCCTTGTGTGGACTTCAACTTGGGCCGTTCCTGACGGGAGCGGCCTATTTCTTTGGTAGTGGTATCTTCTTGCCACCTGTCTCCTTCCATTGTGTGAACCAATCAACAATGCCACTGCCCTCTAGCATGTCGGCATTGTATCTCCATGTGAAGCGAGCATCCTGACTGTCTGCAAACATCCTAGACTTGCATGGTTTATACACGCCATGTGGCCTGACATAGATCAGTCGCTCCTTGCCAGTGTCCTGCATGTGCCACACTTCATTGAAGCGCAGTGACACATCATTGGCCAGTGACGATGACAAGGACATGGTGATCTCTACAGTGTTGCCCTGTTCATCCTTGTCAGGCGCAGCTTCATGCGTGATGACAACGAGATGCTTCTTCTGCTCACTGCATATCTGCATGATGACTTGCACTGCACGACGCATGACGTTGTTGCGTGTGCCGTAGCCATTCATGCCAGGCACTTCGATGTTGGACTTACCTCCTGCTATGGTGACTGCATACTGCAACGCTTGGAATGACAGTGTAGTGATGCTGTCAATGACAACTGTCTCCACTTGTGGATTGGCTTGTAGGAATGCACGCATGCCGAACGGATCAATCTTGTTGAACTCCATCATCGTCTGTCTGAACGATGCACCACTCAAGTCAAGCAGTGCGAAGTCCTCACGATTGGCGATGCTGGTCGTGCCTTGATTGTCGAACTGCACAAAGGCTTTGAGGCCAGGAGCAGTCGCTGCTAGTGTCGTCTTGCCACAACCGCTCGGTCCCCATACGAGCAGGTTGATACGTGCCTCATCGAACGTTGGCTTGTGGAACTGTGGAAGTG